TGAAGATAGACTTCAAACATCTGCAGGTACATATCCTGAAGCTGATACACTTAGATACTCTAGATCAGATTCAAATGTTTTACAAGAAATAGCAAATATTTCTGTTGAAGATCCACAATCTACTCAAAAGAATAATAAAATAGCGGCTATTTATGGATATGATTATTACTTAGATTCAAATTTTGCATCAGTAGATAATAATGGAGATGATACTAGAACACCCCCAGATCCACATTTTAATTATTTTAAACGAGGGGAAAGACCGGGACCGGACAAAGACCCCGAAACATATGGACTTAGTGTAGAACTTCCTACTGCATCAGGTTTTGCTAAAACAGGTCAAAAACTTCCAATGTTAACTAACTTTGATTTTGAACGTCCTAAATATGAAATTTTTACTGATGCAACAATGACTGGTGTTAGAGGAAAAGAAACAAGAGTAACAAAAAACTTTGAAGTAATTAATGTAACTTCTATTACAAAAAGTGGTAGTGACACTTTTAAATGGTCTGGATTAGAATTTGATAGTGAGACAGATACAACAGCAGTAGATGGCACAGGAGCAGTAGAACAGTTAGATTTATATACTGCAGATGGGGTTACTAGAACGGAATATGATATATGTAGAGTTCAATATCAAAGCATTGATGCAGGATCCGAGGGATATTTATTGATTAGTGATATAGATGCTAGTAAATTTCCAGATGATGGAACTTCTTTTAGATTAGTAGGAGCTTCAAGTGGAGCATATTGTTTATTTACTGCGACTACAGGAAGATATAGAAATAAATTTCCGGGGGTTAAAAGAACTTATAAGACTCAATGGGGTACTGAAGGAACAAATGATTCATTAAGAAGAAAAATAGCTACAGTTTTATCAAGAGCTGGAGTAACTGGTAATGAAATTGTTAGAGGCTCTTTTAATATAGCTTCATACCCATCATATCATATAGATAATACAATGTCTGGTTCAGATTCAACTACAACTGTAACATGGAATAACTTTGGTTATGGAGCAAAAGATGTTAGAAAATATGGACTTAAACCATCTATGACTATAGGTATTACAAATGCAGCTAAGACACATTTTACTCATTATAATTATGTAACTGCTGTATCATCAACTACAGCAACTGTTGAAACAGCCCCACAAAATTTAGCAGGAGCTTCCGTACCTTTTACTAGTAGTAGTAAAATTAGATTTTATGTACCTATAAGAGCTGGAGACTTTATATTTGTTAAAAATAATGTAGAAAATATATCAGGTAATTTCTTAGTTACTAAAGTTACTTATTCAGAATCACCGGGAGTACAGAATACTAGATTAGAAGTAGTAGGTAAAGATGTTGCAGTAGCAGGTAAAATGCCTAAAATTACATTCTCAAACGTATCTAGTGATGCTAGAGGAGCAGATGGTGATATTGTTGGTAAAGGAAAAATGGCATTCTCATTTCCAATTGGAGTTGCTCCTAATGCTAATACAAAAGTTAAATTTTCAGCTAGTAATTATAGAACTATTGCATGGACTGCAGGACCTATATTATTAGGTAATGGTGAAAGACATCAAATTGCTGCAGGAAATACAGGAAATATGGATGCTTATGATGGATCTAGTCTTGCAAATGAAGTAGCTAGTACATACTATTTATATTGGGCTCCAGATGATCCTGATGCAATTAGAATTGTTACACAAGCAAATTGGGAAGCTACTGAAAGTGATGATACCGTATATCTAGGATGGGCTAGATCTGCTAGTGATAATGCTGGAACTTATAAAACAGACACAGGTCTTGCAGAAGTTAATATTTCTGGAGCTGCAAATGCTGATGGTCTTATTATAGGTGGATCTCATGTTATAACAGGAAGTAAATTTCAAACTGCTATTTCAGGAAATCGTCGAGTTGTTATTGAAGATGATACTATGAAAATTTATGATGATGAAACTGATAGTACTCCAAACCTATCTCTAATTGATACAGGTGGTGCTGTTGCTGCTGAACTTACATTAGATAGTGCTGTTACATCAGGAGGATCAGGCACTGGAACTGCAGCAGCTCTCAGAACTAATGCTGGTAATGCAGAGGATTTATCAATTTCTGCTTATGATAATTTAACTTTAGCGTCAGGTGATGGAGGAACTGGGAATATCTATTTTAGCGGAGACACTTCATATAGAGCTGCAAATGGATGGGATGGAATGTTTAGATTTCAATCCGCTGCAGCTTTAGACGCAAATGAAACAGGTGCTTATGGGACATTTAGATATAAATATGATTCAGCAGCAGGTAGTAATGATACTCTAGCTTTTTCAAGTAATCAACAACATGTCACTCCAGCAGCAGCAAATGCAAATTCAAGTTTTTGGTGTATGTGGACTGATGCGACAAATGATAGACTTCATTTTGAACCTATTATAGATTATGGAGGAGCGTCTAGTAGTAATTATGCTTATATTGGATATTATAATCCATTGCAAGGAGTACTTGCTTATTATCATTCAGCTGGTGCTGGAAGCTATACGTATCCCTCACAGACTTTTTATGGTGATGCTGATACAGGATTTTATACTTATAGTGCAAATTTTATTGGTATAGCAACTGGAGGAGCACTTACAGGATTTTTAGGAAGTAAATATCTATATATGGGAGATGCTGCTAGTTTTGGTGGGGGATATACTTGGGCAAATGATGCCGATACATATATAACCAATCCATCAGCTGACCTTATGAGAATTGTTGTTGGGAGTTCTACACTTGCAGAATTTAGAGAAGCTGGAGGTGCCTTTTTCACAGGTATAAATCAAGCTTATAATGGTTCATATAATTTCATAGTTGCCGGAAGTGTTGCTAAAACAACTGCAGGTACAGTATGGACATCAACTTCAGATGATAGATTAAAACAAGATATAGCCTCAATTACTAATGCAACTGATGTCTTAAAAACATTAAATCCTGTTGAATATAACTGGAAAGATGAGTGGAAAGATGCAGAAGCATCTATACCCAATCATAAAGTACATGGATTTTTAGCTAGTGAATACGAAGATACTTTTTCTGATTTCGTAGACACTACAGATATGAAACTAATTAAAAGAACAGATGATAGTTATAGACAATCAAATGAAGTAGAAGAAGATGAAACAATTATCTATGACAATATTAAATTTATAAATACTGACTCATTAGTACCGCATTTAGTTGCGGCAATAAAAGAACTAGATGCTAGAATAGCTAGCTTAGAAGGAGGATAAAATGCCAGATGTAACAGTGTCTTTTACAGACGCACAATGGACAAGAATAGTAGCAGCATCATCATCTATAAAAAGAGTTGATGAAAATGGAGATGTAGATGCAGATTATTTATCTGAAAAATTTAAAAAGTTAATAACTGATCAGGTTACAGATCATGAAAGAAGAGAAGCATCAATTGATGACTTTTAAATGAAGCTTGCCGCTAAAATAATAAAGAAAAGACTTCAAAATCCTTTTATGACAACCAATCAACTTGCAAAAGAAATTAATGCTTCTGTAGGTTGGGTTCATGAAGTTTTAAAAAATGCAGATTTACAGACAAACCCACCAAGAAAATTAAAGAGTCAGAAGAGTTGTCCACAATGCAATACGGTTTTCGTTAAAAGACGTAAATTTTGTAGTGAAAAATGTAAATATAATTATCAATATCCGTTATTAAAATGTGATTATTGTCAAAATTTGTTTAGAAGATCACGACATGAAATATTCCAATCAGGAAAAAAAGGTTCTAAACATGCTTATTGTGATTTAAAATGTTGGAATAGAGCGAGGTCAGAATAATAAAATAGCTTGACAAATTCAAGTTATATGATATAATTAAGTAAAAGGGTAAAACTATACCCTATTAAACTAAATATAGGAGGAAATATGGCATTGGCATATACAACAAACCGTACAGATCCATTTAATATTTTTGGAGATTTTTTGAACAGAGAATGGTCAGCTTCAAGGGCTACCGTAAAATATCCGCTAGATATTGTGGAATCTAAAGATGCATATAAAGTTAAGATTTCTTTACCCGGTGTGGAAAAAGGTAATCTTTCAGTTACTATAGATAAAGACATTCTAGTTATAGAAGCTAAGGATGTAGCAGCTGAAAACGAAGAAGAGAAAGGTACATATATTTATAAAGGTATTAGAACAGGATCTTACAAGAGAGAAATCTCTGTAAAAGATTATGGTGTAGATAGTAAAAAAGTTACTTCAGTCTACAAGAATGGCATTTTAACAATTAACATGCCTAAGACGAAGGAGGCAAAACCACAGGTTATTACCGTGGCTATGGATGGATAATGGAGATAAATGATGAATTAATTAGGCAATGGGAACCTAAAATTCATAAAATGCTTCAAACAACATATGTACGTGGGTATGATAGAGAGGATTTAGCACAAGAACTTAGAATGGCTATTATGAAAGCCGCTAAGGCATTTAATCCTAATAGAGGAACTATCTTTCATACCTACTTACATACCACTATGGTGAATGCAATTAGAACACTAATTACTAAAGCACAAAGAAAACCAATTACTGTTAGTTATAATGAAAATTTTTATGATAATGAATCGAATTCATTACCTGAAATAATAAGCAAAGCAATATCTCATTCTGATGTAGAAGAATGGGAGACATTAGAATTAAAAGATCAATTAAACAAATTTAATTTAACTGATCAAGAGAAAAGATTTATAGAATTAAGATTAGAAGGTTGGACAATGGACGAAATTTCTGAAGATTTAACTAAATCTTCATATAGAATTCGCCAAAAGTTAAGAGTTAAAGTGGAGACAATATTTTATGGTGAAGAAACCGAAGAAGAAAAGTCTATATAATTCAAAAGATTTATTTGAAGAATTTAAAGCACTATATTCTAGAAAACATAAACAAGAATATGAACCTAAGAATTTTATTGGGAATGAATTAAGATCCCTAAAACTTCTTTTAGATAAATATTCTACATATGAGATTCTATCAGCTATGTATAATTTCATAGTTAGGAATGGTAGTGGTATTTCTGTTAATTATTTTACTAATGGGATTAAGTATTATCTTACTGATCATGATCCTAAATTATATTGGTCAATTATGTCTTCTCCTAACCCCTCAGTTAAAAAGAAATGGAGAGCTTTTACTATTTTAAATTCAAAATGGTTGCCTACTGCAACTGATCAAAAGCGTCTTGCTTCTCTTGAAAAAGAATTACAGGAAATTTTTAATGAAGCGTAAAAGACAAGGTGGGTTGTTCAAGGGGGTTGACAAATCCAATTCTTATGATAAAATTAATATAGAGAATAATATTAATAATTATAGAATTATAAGTATACATAATAAGACTAAGAAAGTAATGACAATAGATACAACGAATAACTTAGAAAGTGCAAAATTAATAGCAGACAAAGTAGCTGATAACAATGATGTAAAATGTTATGTCCATACTGATTCTAACCGAGTACTATATATAGCAGAGGAGTAGAATGCAAAGTTATGAATACATTGAATCTGGCATAATTTTAAATCTAGATAATAAAGAAGCATTAAAAAAATTCAAACATCCAGTAAAAGATTTCGCTAAACACGGAGATGCTTTTAAATTCATTAATAAACATTTTGATGATTATGGAACATTTCCTTCATCTGATACTTTAGTTGAAAATTTTCCTACCATTGATCCAACTGCTAATAGCCTCAATTTAGATTATGCAATTGATTCATTTAAAGATCAAGTTTTATTTAGAAACATTGTTGCTGCATTTCAGTCTAATAAAGAATTATTAAAAGAAACCCCTAAAAAAGCTTTATCTCACATTCAATCTAGTTTAAATGATATCGAAGTTACTTATGATGAAGATGTTATTTCCTATGAAACAGATGCAGAGAATAGATTTTCAGAGTGGGAAGGTAGAAGTAAAAAACGAAAAATGGGCGAAGGTATAATGGGTATACCTACACCATTTAAATCATTGAATAATACAGGTGTTGGTTGGATGCCGGGAGAGTTAATTGCTCTGTTTGCTAGACCTACAGTTGGTAAAACATGGATGTGTATTCAAGTCGCAGCTACTGCTATGATGAATGGACATAAAACCCTTTTAATTTCAACAGAAATGCCTGTAAGTGCTATTAGTTTAAGAGCAGATGTAGTTTTAGCTAAGATGATGGGATACAATTTCTCACACTCGGCTCTTAGAACAGGTCAACCAATAGATGAAGATAAGTATAAAGAATTTTTACAGAAGTTAAATGGAAGACCACTGTTAATCTGTGATCATATTCAAGGAGAAAGTAGCATTTCTTTAGAAAGTATTGCAGCATTAATACGAAAACACAATCCTGAGTTGGTTGTTTTAGATGGAATTTATTTAGTATCATCGGGAGATGGTAAAAAAGCAATGTGGGAACAATCCCACTCATTGTTTTATGGTATGAAGACTCTTGCTCTTAGTACTAATACTCCTGTATTCGTTTCTACACAAGCTACTAGAGAGGCTGCAAATATGTTTGAGCCACCTAGAGCGGATCAAGTTGCATTTGGAGATGCTTTAATTAGATCTTCAGATGTAGCAATGGCAATGTGTAGAGTTGAGAATGAGGAGAATCAGAGATTAGTCCAATACCAAAAATATAGAGATGGAGTCCTTTCAGTTGATAGTTCTATAATGGATTGGGATGTTGATAAGGGATATATAGAAGAAACAGATGAGGATGTCTGGAATAACAATGAAGACTTTTAAGGAGGATATATGAAAGTTTTAAGCATGATTATGAAATATTACTCTCTCTTTAATAGGTACTCAGATGTAATACCTGAAGTTGTTCAGCTTATAGATACTGCTGCAAAAGCAGTTGAAGATAAGAAGATCAGTAAGGCAGAACAGAGTGCATTAATGAAAGAGTATTGGGACGTAATTAGAAAAATAAAAGAGGCAGCATAATGGTAAACTGGGCACAAATATTACTAGATACAGGAATAGACGTACCTGAAGAATTTGATGAATTTTCTATCAGGTGTCCATTTCATGAAGATGGTGTAGCTTCGTGTTCAATTAACATTGATAAAGGTGTGTGGATCTGCTTCGCAGGATGTGGACAGGGAACCTTAAAAAGTTTCTTAAAAAAATATTTAGATTGCAATGGTGTAGAGCTTGAAAAAATGTTGTTTGATAATCAAATGGATTTTAACATTGACATTTTTGATGATTTACAAGCTACTATTGAACAAAGAGAAGAGTATTTTATGGAAGCTGATACTTCAACTTTTCCAAGTTGGATATTTGAAAGAGGTTTTTCTGAACAAATCTTACGAGAATGGGGATGTGGAACTACTGAATATCAAGATTTAGTGATTCCAATACATAATTTAGAGTCAACTCTTGTAGGATCAGTTACTAGAAGGATAAATGCTATCCCAAAGTATATGTATTCTAAAGGATTGAGAAAATCTGAAGTTATATTTGGAGCATATAAATTAACAGAACCTAAAAAATACATCTGTATAACTGAAGGTTCTCTTGATACAATGTGGTTAACTCAAAATGGGCATCCAAGTGTTGCTATTTTAGGAGCAACTACTTCTAGAAAACAGTTGGACATTTTGAAGTCATTACGAACAGAGGAATTTATCTTATGTTTTGATAATGACGAGGCAGGACAAAGGGCGATATCGAGAGCAATGCTTGACATATCGACTAGTTTTATGGTATCATATATAAAGATACCGAAAAAATATAAGGACGTACAAGATGTACGTTCCAAGGCATTACTCAATGAAGTAATAGCAAATAGACATTATTGGTAATATAGGAGGATATATGTCAGGAATAGCAAAAATTTTGCAAAAAAGAGAAGCTGTATTAAATCCATCAGATAATCAATCTTTTGGAAAAGAGATTTGGTTTAAAGACGGAGACCAAGCGTTTCTTACTCCAGTAGCTTCAGGAGAAGAAGGGGACGCTTTATTAGATGAAATCTATCTGTATACATACAGGTCAGGTAATAGATGGATTAATCTATTATCAGATGATTCAGTAGACACAAGTTCTGTGCCATCTGATTCTAGACCATCACACAAATTCGCTTTTTGGGCTTACGTTCATGAAATCATACATGCTGAGAAAAAGGTAGATGATTGGGAAGAAATTGAAGGTCCAAGTGGTAAGAAAATGTACAAACAAGTCGTAAATGACTTTAAGGTTGTACCTTTAGGCTTCGGAAGAAGTGATTACATCTGGAACCAACTTGTAGATGTTTACAATGATTGGGGAGAATTAAACAAAGGTGTAATTAGAATAAAAAGAACAGGTGCAGGTATGTATGACACTTCATACACTGTTGCAGCAACTACTAGAGCATCAGAGATACCTGAAGACAAAACGTCTGAAATTAGTGAATTACCATCAATCAAGGACTATTACATGGACAGATATGGTAAGTCACCTGAAGGCGAAAGTGAAACTAGTACATTTAGTACTGATGATACAGAGGATGATTTATTTTAAATGATAATTAGAGATCAAGATACATTTAATAAAATACTTCCAACACTAGGTACTCATACAGTAGTAGTGGATGTGGAGACAAATGGTTTTGATTCCTATGGTAATCATCAAATATGTGGAATCGGGATTGGATTTGATAACAAAGTAGATTCGTTCTACTTCCCTTTCCGCCATCAACAAGTGGGAGTCAACCTTCCTAATGAGTGTTTAATAGCCTTAATTGCGTGGCTTAACAAAGCTAAACACCTTGTTGGTTATAACATCAAGTTCGATCTCCGATTCCTTGAAAAAGAAGGTTTACTAGTAGGAGATAAAGACCTTATAGACGTGCTTACCATGGTAAGACTCACAGAATCGTCTACAGTTAAGGATTTAGACCTTACTAGCACAATAAAAAGAGCATATGGTGAGATTCATTGTGCATATGATTTAGAAACTAAAAAAGTTTTACGTTCTAATAAATGGCACAAGGACTTCTCCATGGCTCCTGTAGATTTACTAGGACCATATTGTGAGAAAGATGTTTTCTATACTGCTAAACTTTTCAATGATAGGCAAAATATGATAAAGAAGTCTAATCAAAAAGAAGTTTGGAAGATGCAGATTGAATTAACTAAGGTTTTATATGCTATGGAAGGGTGTGGAATTGGGATAGATAATAAATATGTTCATGAAACCATGATTAAATTAGAGGAAAGAAAAAATGAGATTCAAAATAGAGTTTTAGAACTTGCAGGAAAGGAATTTAATCTTAATAGTACACAACAATTAGGGGAAGTATTAAATGATAGAGGTATATTATCTCCTGAAAAGACTGCAAAAGGGCAGCAATCGTGGAATGAAGCCGCATTAGTACAAATAAATGACCCTATTGCTGGATATGTACGACAATATAGAGCTTTAGAGAAATTGAGATCTACGTATTTAGAACCTTTTTTAGTAAAGAATGAACTACATACAACTTTTTGTAATTGGGGTACTTTAACAGGTAGATTATCTTCTAGGAATCCTAATTTACAGAATATTCCTAGAAACCACTTTAATTTAATAGATAAAGAATTAACTGAAACTGATAAAGAAGAATTAAAAGGTAGAATTAATGCAACATTAGCCGCAAAAGGTCAAACAAGTAGGGTTGAAGGATTAAGTGATGAGGTTTTAAACACTTGGACGTTTGTTGGAGATGAATCTTTCGATAAATCTAATGAAGGACAGATATCAATTAGAAATTTATTTGTTCCAAGAGATGATTATTGGTTAGTTTCTTTTGATTATTCACAAATGGAAGTAAGAGTATTCTTAAGTTATCTACGAAATGAGGAAGTTAATCAAATGTTAACTAAATCTAATGTAGATTTTCATGGAGAGGCTGCAAAATTAGCATTTAATGTTACAGAAGATGATGATACATTTAAAATGTTTAGACAAACTGCAAAAAGTATTACTTTTGGAACTATTTATGGTATAGGAAATCAAAAATTAGGTATACAATTAGGTGTCCCTGCTCAAGAAGCATCTAATTATAAGAAAAGATACTTTGATGGGATTAAGGGTTCAAGAGAATTCTTTAATGCAGTCGTCAAAAAAGTAGAACGAGTGGGGCAGATAAGAAATAAATATGGTAGGGTTTACCAAATACCTAGAAATTTAGGTTATAAAGGAATAAATTATCTTGTACAAGGCACAAGTGCTGATATTCTTAATGAAAGAATGATAGAAGTACATAAGCTTTTACAAAATTATAAAAGTAATCTATTGTTGCAAGTACATGATGAGATAATTTGTGAGATTCATAAAGATGAGATAGATGAATTACCTTCCTTAATAAGAGATTTATTAATTGAGAATTCTTTAGGTATACCTTTAGAGGTGGATATAGAATTATGTAATCCATCATGGGCAGTTAAAGAAGATTATGATAAATTAAATTGGGTTGAACCTGAAAACGATAAGATTGGTTTTATTATTGAGGAACCAGCAAAAGAAAAAGAATTAGTACATAGTATAGATTGGAGCTAATATGGAAGTTAAATTAAAAAAAGACGAAAGTTTTGAAAAATTATTAAGACGTTTTACAAAACAAGTTCAAAAAGAAGGTATTCTAGAAACTTATAGAAAACATTTAGAATTTGAACCTAAAAGTGTAGAACGTCAACAAAAGAAATTAAATAAATTAAGGAAGAGTAGACAAAATGAATCATGATCCATTAGACTATTTAGTTGAAAAAAAGAGAAAAGAAATGGCTGATGCAGAACATATTAAACAAGAGAAAGAGGCAGCAAATTTATATAATAATAAATATAAGATGGCAGATATTGAAGTTGGATTAACAGATCTTGACAGTGATATAGATCCTGAGCATTATAATCTTGCTATTCAACCTTTTGATTACATTCATGATAACAATTTAGGTTTTGCAGAAGGTAATGTAATAAAATATATAACTAGATGGAAACAAAAAAATGGAATTGAAGATTTAAAGAAAGCAAAACAATACATAGATATGCTAATAGCTAAGGAGCTAATAAAAAATGGAGAAGTCTAAAAGTAATAGTTATATCGATACTGATGATGGTATGAAAACTTTAGAGGAATTTACTTGTAATCCTCATTATTTTATTTTTAAAGAAAGACGTGCCCCTGATTCCCCTCAAGGATTTATAACTGGTGAATGTAGTAAATGTAATATTACCCATAAAGAATATTTATTGGAAAAAATTAAAAGTGATGATTATCCAAAACTACCTAATGGTGATTTTGATATGAAGCATGAAAATATTAGATTAATCTCAAATCCAGAAGTTTTAAGATTAATCCAAAAGTTAAGAAAAGAAAGGGGTTATAAAAAATGAAAAATAATAATAAATTTAATGTTGAAAGTACATATATTAATCATCATGGTACATCTCAAAAAACTTATAAACTTAAATATAAAGATGAAGTTTATGACAAGTATAAAGACAAGTTACCATATGATTTGTGGAACATGGACTATAAAGTTAATAAAAATGGTACCTTAGAAAAAACAAATGGGCACATGAGAGTACATCGTTTCGCAAAAAAAATAACTGCATGGGAAGAACACTATGGTAACACAAGTCCAAGAGGTTGTGAAGCTGCCGGATGTGACGTAGTAGGACCCATTTCATATTATGCATTTAATAGAGATAGACAAAAAGATGATGAAGGGGGATATTATTTAATTTATAATACAGGTGAAGTAATAAAAACTAATGGAAATCCTAGGAGGAAAAATTATACAGGTCCGGAAATTTCATGGTTGGAATTTGATCATATAGATGCTAAAAATAAAAAATCTGAAATGAGTCAGATAATTCAAAAGGGAAGCATATCAAGAATTGTAAAAGAGATGAAAGTATGTCAACTATTATGTCTTAAACATCATAGAGCAAAAACTGAAAGAGAATCAAGAGCATATGGTGGAAAAACGAAACTTCCATATTTAGAAGCTGTAAATTTAATAAAAAATTATATAAAACCAAAAAGTGAAGATCATTTCAATCCCGGAAAATGGAGAAACTGTGTAGATAAATATGGCATAGGAGCATTAAATGAGGCTATAGAGAAGGCTAAGAATACTGATCCTGCTTTATATGAAGATTTAAAACGCATACCTAGACGACCAGATGAAGCATATAAAAAAGAAGGATTTAAATGGTCTGATATTACTGGTAATAAAAGTACAAAGAACAGGAAAAAAAAGGAGGGCTATAAAAATGGCTAAAGTAGGAATAAAATTAGGGTTTACTTATAGGATAGGTGATCTAAGTACAAATCAATATGGAAGAATGGATGTAGATATACATGATATTGATACTGAACTTCCCTTAGATGAACAATTAAATAAATCTAAAGAGTATGCTGATAAAATATTTAAAACAGTAAAGGATAAATTAGATAATAGTTTGGATGAAATATTGGAGGAATCAAATGAGTGAAGTAATTAGAGCTGTAGTACTAGAAGATGTTCTTAAAGAAAGAGAAAGACAAGATAAAATGTATGGAGATCAAACTAACCATTCTGATCAGTATTGGAATGTAATTGCAACTGAAGAGAATGGTGAAGTAGCCAGAGCTATTTACGAAGAAGATGATGGACATATGTATGAAGAAATTATTCAAGCCTGTGCTGTATATTTTGCTTGGGCAGAAGCAATTAGAACAAGGGGACAAGAATGAAAGACAATGCAGAAAAAGCAATCCAAGATTTATTAAAAGATAAAAATCTTAATTTAACGCTGGGAGATAGTAATGTTTTTGACTATGGTAGAATTCCTTTTGGAATACCTGCTCTTGATACATTGACTGGTGGTGGTATACCAAAGAAACGAATGACTTTAATTTACGGTCCAACTAATGTTGGTAAGTCTTATTTATCATCACAAATAGTTGCTCAAGTACAAAAACAAGGTGGTAGAGCAGCATGGATTGATACAGAACTATCTTGGGATGCAGATTGGATGGTAAAATGTGGAATAGACGCAGGAAAAGTATTAGTTAGTCAACCAACAAGTGGCGAACAAGCTATGGATACTATTAAAGCATTAGCAACAACAGGATTAGTAGATGTGATTATTTTAGATAGTATCGCAGGTTTAGTCCCTGCTCAAAATATGGATGAAGATTTTTCATTTAGTCCTATGGCTTGGCAAGCAAGATTTGTTAATTCGTCTTTACCAAGACTATTACCAAGTCTACATAGTGGAACTGCTTTAATTTGCATTAATCAGGTTAGAGCTAGTATGGGACCTACTGCATTAGCAAACATGCCGGGTGGTAAAGCTCAATCTTTCTTTGCTCATTTCTTATTAGAAGTTAGAAGAAATGGATGGATTGAAGAATCTGGTGAGAAAGTTGGATTTGATATGCAAGTAAGACTACGAAAAACTAAAGTTGGTGGTCAGAATTGGAAAGCCGCTTCTGTTCCATTTAGAGTAGAAGGTGGAATAGATATTTTAGAAAGTTTTATTAGAGAAGGTATTGAACGAGGTTTAGTCCTAAAGGCAGGATCATGGTATACATATAATGATGTAAGAGCTCAAGGTATGAATGGTCTTAAACAAGTCTTTATTGATAAACCAGAATTACAGGAGCAATTAATAAATGATGTTTCCTAGAGATTATACTGAACAAGAATTAAAAGTGGCAGAAGCTTTAGATTCAACTGGACTTCGATACGAAACTCAAGCCCCATTTGACAAATATACTGTTGATTTTTATATTGATGAAATTAGTACAGTTATAGAAGCTGATGGAGTAATGGGACATTTACGAAAAAAAGATAGACAAAGAGATATAGAATTAAAAGATATGGGAATAGAACATGTTATCCATATTAGGTCTCAAACTAAAGAGGATATTAAGGAGGAATTATGGCAGGCATTAAACAGCTTGGGAAAAAAGCAAACGTAAAACCTAATGGTAAACAAGATAGATGGTTATTGAAATTTTTTGAAACACAACTTACAAAAAAACAATCTCCTCCAAGACATGGAGTATTTTTTCCTTCATTAATTTCAAATACTTGTGATAGATATGTATATATGGCATATACAGGAATGTTACCACCATCTACTATAGATGCTAATTTGACTAGGATATTTGATAATGGGGGTTCATTAGAAGATAGAATGAATGAATATTTTTTACGAATGGGTATTTTAGAAGGTAGAGAGATTTCTTTAAAAAATGAAATGCCTCCAATTTCAGGACGTATGGATTTTCTTATTAGACATGAGAAATATGGTGGATCTGTAGCTCTTGAATTAAAATCTATAAATACAAGAGGTTTTGAAAATTTAAAACAAGCTAAACCAGACCATGCTTTACAACTACAGACTTATATGAATCTTTACAACGCTACAGCAAAATTTCCTGTAACACATGGTATTGTATTATATGAGAATAAGAATGATCAAAAATTAAAAGCATTTGTAGAAGAACTAGATCTAAATGTATGGGATGGAATAATAGAAAGATTATTAAACATTATGAACATGACTAAATTACCTGAAAAATGTACAGGTGATAAGTGGTGTAAATGCAAGGAGGTATAATGGAAGATGAAAAATGGACTCCCATAAAAGCTTTAGGGAGAGCTAGGAAATCAATCAATGAATTAATGATTCCCGAATTAACAGTAGATAAATCAGAAAGAACAGATTTAATATTTTCTGATGTATATAATGCTGGTAATGCAAAGCTAGAAGAATATCTAGTTATGTATAGTAGTTACAAAGCATATTTGGAAACTGAAATTTCTAGAAGAGAATCAGAAAGAAACGCTTTAGAAGCAGCCTTTGAAGAAGGTTATTCAAAAGCTATGTTTACCCTATATCAAGAAAGAGAAAATGAAGGTAAAAAGAAACCTGTAAAAGAAGAAATTAGGGGTGAAATATTTAGCAAATATCCCGGACTTGAAAATAGGAGAAAAGAAATAATTGAAAAAGAAATAGCTGTGAGAGAACTTGCAGGTTTATTAAATACATATACAACTGCATATAATACTATAAGCAGAATTGTAGCTCTAAGAACATATGGAGGTGAGAAATGATATTAGGATTGGATTGTTCATCTAGAACTGTACATGGCGTAGTATTAAATGATAAAGAAGAAATTGTAACACGATTTAAAACAGGTAAATATAAGGAAGATTTTGATATAAGATTTGTTAAAATAACTGATAATTTTGATGGGATATTAAGTAAAATAAAAGTAGAGAAAGCTTTTGTTGAAGCTGCAATTTACATACAAAATCCAAAATCTACAATTGAAATAGCTAGAGTTTTCGGTGGGGTTCAACTTACTTGCAATAAATATAGAACACCTTGTCAATTGGTGGATAACACTAAATGGAAGAAAGAGGTAGTAGGTAAAGGAAATTGTTCCAAATCCGATATTATGTCTTTTGCAATTGAAAAATGGGGTGATAATTTTGAGGAACAAGATTTTGCAGATGCAGCTTGCATTGCTTTATATGGTTTAAAGGAGGGAAAAGAAAATGGCAATACCCAGTAATTATAAAAAAGTAAATGATAAACCAACTTTTTATTATCATGAGAAAGTTGAAAAGAAGGTAGAGAAACCTAAAGATAGTTTACCAAAAGGTATGACTGTTAAAAAGTTTAAAGAGAAGTATGCTAAGGTCGTATGGTGTGATTATTATGATTGTCTACACAATGAGACTCCAAAAGGAGCTAGTAGAAAAATAGGAACTATATTAAATAATCCTCAATATCAATCTATTGGTACAAAAGATGAATCCTTTAAAGGTGTATGTGGAACTGATAAAAATGAAATAGCCATAAGATTTAAAACTATTATTGGTACAACTGGAGCAAAACAGAAAGTTCCTGAATGTTTTAACGCAGCAACTAATAAAACAGGTACTGTAGATATGAGTAGGCTTTTACAAAGTGATGGAACCCCTTATGGTGGAAGCATTGAATCTCAAAGTGCTGATCAAAATTTTACTGATTCGGCTGCCTTTGGCACTGAATGGAAGGGTAAATAATGCCTAAGAATTATCCCGAAGAAATAAAATTAGCAGCTTTAGAATTGTATTTAGATAATAAAACTGGAGCTCAGATTGCGGAATCCGTAAATAAACAATTTCAAACAGATGTTAAAGCCCCAACTATTTATGCTTGGGCAAGACAATATAATTGGAAAGGTGAAAATGCGGCTATGACTACTAAATCAAAAGAGATAGTAAAAGAAAAACATAGTCAAAGACTTGCAAGACTTCAAACAGAACATTTGGATACATATCAAAATGTAAGAGAAAAAGCAAGTTCTGAATTAGATACTTTAGAGTTTGATAGAGCTTTTGATGCAGTTAAAGCTTTGGATATAGGAATACAAGGAGAACGTAAAACAATTGAAGGAATGGTAAATCTACAATTTGTTCAAGATGTTCTTAATGTATTAGTTGATGAGATATCAGATCAACAAGTATTAACTAAAATTGCAACCAAATTAAAAACATTAGTACAGGAAAGAGATGACATTCAGTAAAAAACAGCAAGAGGCAGTTACATTTCAAGATGCATTTAGTAGATTAGCTGATGGATTAACTACTGGAAATGTTAGTTATCAAGTTGGAAGCTTTTATGAGTTTCTTAGAGATGTTTGGTCACAGAGTTTTGACAACCCTGAGTATTTTGGAGCTTGGCATGTAGGTGTTTTAGCTGAAGATATAGAGGAATGTTTAGAAACAGGTCTGAATTATGTTGCAGTATTACCACGATTTCATTTTAAATCGACTGTATTAGGGCATGCTTTTAGTGTATGGAGACTTTTAAAGGCTAAAAGAGATTGTTCTGTTTTATATTTGTCATACAGTGATGGTATGGCGAGATATCATTTGTCTGAAATAAATAAAGCTGTAAGTAGAAATCCTATTTTGACAGAACTTATGGATAATCGTTCTCCAAAGGCAGATTATTCATTTAGATATTATGTTAATAAAAAACCTATGGAGATAATGCATGGTGGTTTATTCTCTTTCAAACGTGGTATGCATGTTAATGGAGCTTTAATTGCCGATGATGTATTGCGTGATCCTGAGAATCCTTTAAATACTGGACAGATAACAAAAGTAGAAGATCATTTTATGACGGAAAGTATGTTCATTCCTTTAAAGGGTGTACCAGTAATTGTATTAGGTACTCCTATGATGCCCGGAGACTTATTAAGTAATTTACAAAAAGATGAAAGATTTAAATCAAGAGTATTACCAGCTCTCGATCCAACACCCGATAGAAAAGTGTTGATGCCAGAATTGTATAATGAAAAATGGTTATTAGAACAACAAAAAGCAAGACCTAAATCATTTGCTTCAGAGTTTTTACTAGTACCTCATTTTTCAACTGAGGCATATTTTCATGAAGAAGATATAGTTAAATGTGAAGATGAAACTTTACGAAGTGTATCAGTCCATCAACCTTTTAAAATGGAAGCTGGTGATCAACTTTTTGCTGGATTTGATGTGGGTAAGAAAAGACACCCATCACACTTAGTAATTTTTAGAAGAAGAGATGAAAAGATTGAACAAGTCCATCAATCATGGTTAGATGGTTGGGACTATTCAAAACAAATACAATATTTAAATGAGGTAGCAGAAAACTTTAGTTTACATAAAGGATATATAGATAATACAAGAGGAGAACTTGAAGATAGAGGATTAGATCCTGTGTGGCATTCTATGACCTTTTCACAAAAAAGTAAAAGAACTATGGCACAAATATTTGAAGAATATACTCATTCAGATAATTTACATTTAATAAAAGATGAAAGACAAAAACAACAGATTCTTTCTGTGAGTAATGACTTAAAAGCTCCTGAGACTCCAATGGGTCATGGAGATGCATTCTTTTCGATTGCTATGGCATTACAAGCATGTTATGAAACAACTGTTTATAAATATGAAAGCTTAGGAAGTTTGACTGATTGGTTGGAAGCAGTGTCGCCTGAAGAAAAGAATACAGTACAAGAAGAAGCAAAATTACCAGACCTGTCAAAATGGACAGGAAATGAGTATAATAAAGATAAGCAAGAAAAACAAAAAGCCCCAAATCCCAACTGCGATGAGTTGGTATGTATGCCCAATTTCTGGGTTGAAGAAAAAAATTTATGTCTGTACTGTGGTTACAGAGGATAGAAGGAGAATTAAATTGGTTACGCAATTAACACAACAGGCGGAAACAGTAGCAACAAGCCGATACTATTTAAAAGATGAAGACAACAAAATTATTGAAAACGCAGAAGAAATGTTTAAAAGGGTAGGAATAGCGATTGCTAAACTTGATATGTTGTATGGACGAATGGCTCCAGAAGCATCTATGACTGCGATAGATTTTATAGATATAATGAAAGACTTAAAATTTATCCCCAACTCACCAACTCTAATGAATGCAGGAACTAATCAAGGAACTTTATCTGCATGTTTTGTCTTACCTTTAGAAGATAGTATGGAAGGTATCATGAAAACAGCACATGACATTGCTATGGTTCAAAAATTTGGGGGAGGAACTGGGTTTTCTCTTTCTAAATTACGACCAAGAGGTGATCGGATAAAGACAACTCATGGAATTGCTTGTGGACCAATACAAGTTTTAAAAACACTTTCTAGAGTATCATCTATGATTACTCAAGGTGGAAAAAGAGATGGTGCAAATATGGCAGTAATGTCAATATATCATCCTGATATCTTAGAATTTATAGATTGTAAAAAAGTAGAGGGTGAAATACACAATTTTAATATTTCAGTTGGAGTAGATGCTAATTTTATGAAGGCAGTAGAATCTAATTCGGATTATAATTTAATAAATCCAAAAAATAATGAGGTTGTTGAACAACTAAATGCTAAAACAGTATTCAATAAAATTATTTATGGGGCTTGGAGAAACGGAGAACCGGGCATGGTATTTTTAGATAATATAAATAAAGATAATCATGTTAAAGAAGAATATGGTGAAATGATTGCGACTAATCCATGTGGTGAACAACCATTATTAGGAAATGAATCATGTAATTTAGGTTCTATTAATTTAGCAAAATTTTATAATGAAGATGAAAATAATGTTGATTGGTCAGAATTAGAAAGATCTGTAAAAACTTCTGTACATTTTTTAGATAACGTAATTGATGCTAATGAATATGCAACGCCAGAAATAGAAAAAATGACTAAAGCTACTAGAAAAATAGGTTTAGGTGTTATGGGATTTGCAGATTTGTTAATTCAGCTGAAAATTAAGTATAATAGTATAGAAGGACATAAATTAGGTAAAGATATTATGTCTTTTATCAGAGACAAAGCTAATAAACAATCAATTAAGTTAGCTAAAGAACGAGGTACTTTTCCTGCATGGGATAAAAGTAACTATGGTGAAGATGAGAAATATAGAAATGCTTGTCGTCTAACAGTTGCACCTACAGGAACTATCTCTATGTTAGCAGATACTTCTAGTGGAATTGAGCCAACTTTTGCATTGGCTTGGAAAAAATCTAATATATTAGAAGGACAAACTTTATATTATATAAATAAATATTTTGAGACAGATGCTAAAGCACATGACTTCTATTCAGAAGATTTAATGGAGCACCTATCTCAAGGAGGGTCATTACAGACTAGAGATGATGTACCAACATGGGCTAAAGAAATATATGTCACAGCTCCAGAAATATCTGCAGAAGATCACGTTGAAATGCAAGCAGTTTTTCAGGAAGATTGTGATTCTGGAATCTCAAAAACAATTAATTTTCCTAATGAAGCATCCATCAATAATGTTGAGTCAGCTTACTTATCAGCTTGGAAACTTGGTTGTAAAGGTATTACAGTCTATAGAGCAGGAAGTAGAGAAAAAGAAGTTTTGGTTAAAGGAACAGAAGAAAAAGAAGAAATTGTGAATGATCAATTAAATTTTTTCAATTCTATACAAATCCCCTTTAAACCTATTTCATCTGATTGTTGTGAGTCTCCTCAAATTATTATGGAGTCAGGTTGTGAGACCTGTAAAACATGTGGGTGGAGCATGTGTCATGTGGCATAAAATAAAAATAAACAGTAAAGTATAGAAAATAGGAGGTCAATTATGGCTATAGGAAGTTTATTAAGAGATAGAGATATCCAATATGTTGCTTTAAAAGATGAAGCAACTAAGACTTGGAGAATATTAGATTCGTGGAGTGATGCATTAAAAGATTTAGATGCAGAAGATGACATTCCAGATGATAACGATGCAGTACAAATTATTACAGAGGCAGCATTTATTGCTTTAATTAAAGAGGCAACTAGGCTTGGTGTGTTAGAAAACGCTTCATTAGGTGGAAATAATGTAAATGAGGATGATTTACTCGCCTTAGAGCGTGAAAATCAAGAATTACACGAAAAACTGTCGAAAATCGAAGGAAATGTAGTAAAATATAAAGAGGAACCAAAAAAACCTCAGTACTCAGAGAATTATGCAATAAAAGACAGAGCTATTCAGGCAATTATTAATTTAGCAGGTATGGCTGATGTTGAAAAAATTAGCGAGGATAAGTAAAAAATATGGCTAAAATATCAGAATTTCTTCCAGATGTGCCTCAAGTAGCTAAGACTATTTCAAATTTGAACGAACAGATTAATATGTTACAGCTTATGAAATCTGCTGGGGATACTGGACAAGCTCCTACTATTGGGTTGGATCATGTAGTCAATACATGGGTTCGACATCAAATGGCGTATCGCCAACAACTTGTAATGGATTTACAGACTATTACTTTTTCTGTACAAGAAATTAGAGGTCCATTAACACATATTACAGGTGAAGTATTTAGAAGGGGTATGAAAATTGTCCCAATAGTTAAAAACCCAGATAAAGCTCAACTAACTAGATTTAGTAGATTTTTAACTGATGCGAATGTATTTGACCAAAGTTTAGAAGAAGTATTAAGACAATTCCATTTTGATGTTAATTCAATTGATGATGGATTTTTATATTTAGCTAAAGAATATGAAGAGTTGGGTGATGGTAAAATCGGTGCTAAAGTTAAAGAAATAAGACGTTTAAACCCAGCTTTAGTAGAGTTTGATTTAGATGCTGCCGGACTTCCAAAAAATGCTCATTTTATTTGTCCATTAGACAGAACTGATATAGCTGAAGAACCGGGCAAATCTAAAAAAGGATATAAAAGAATTCCTGCAATGTATAAATACTATCACAGGAATCAACATATGTATTTGGCAGATTCAGAAGTAATACATTTATCTAAATTCTCACCATCTGAAACTTATGGATGGTCTCCTATTTTAACAGTGTTTGAAAAAGCATTGACTCTAATAGGTATGGATAAAAATTTATATAGATATTTCTTTGAAAGAAAAATGCCAGCCTCTATGATTATGGTAACTACTGATGATCCTGAGAGTTTGAGAAGAGAAAGAGCTCATATTGCAGCTCAAACTAGACTTGATCCAAACTTTATTCCTATGGTAGCAGTATCATCTAGAAACAATAGAGGTAGAGTTGATATGGTAAGATTGTTCCACACTCTTCAAGAGATGGACTATATGCCAATTAAACAAGAAATTAGAGAAAGAATTGCATCTATGTGGGGAGTATCTCCTACATGGCAAGGAACACCTGAAGCATTTGGTGGTTTATCAAACACTACACAAAACTTAACAGTAATGAGTAGAGTGGTAGAATCAGATCAAAGACTATTCCACGACAAAATTTTTCCTGAATTGTTTAGAGCTTTTGGAATTACAGATTGGGAAATTGAATTACCACAACCTGAAGAAAAAGCTGAAGCAACTATTATTTCCCATGCTCAACAAAAAGTTGCAATTGCAAATCAATTAGCACAATTAGGCTTTACTATTGAGTTGAAAGACCCTGAAGTAGATATAAAAGAGGCTGAATTTCTAGTTAGTGGAGAAGCAGTTCCAGCAGCTAAGATGCAAGGAGAACAACAAGCAATGCAATTAGAACAACAACAGCAGCAAATTGAACAGGCTAAACAGCAGGCTGAAATGGCTCAAATGCAATCAGCTATTGAAGAGGGAGCTGGTGAAGAAGGTGGTGAAGAAGGCGAAGAAATGGAAAAAAGT